GCCAGTACGGCGGCATGAAGAAGGCTGGGGCGCAACTGGCCCGCGCGCTCAAGGATATGGGTACCAAGGGCTTCCAGTACGAGCCCGACCTGGCCAAGGCCCTGCAGTCTGCCGAAGACGATGGCGTGGTCAGCCCCCAGGAAATCCACCAGCTGATGTCGCAGGCCCGCGGTGCGGGTGCGCTGCGCGCTGGTGATGGGACGGCTGCAGGGAATGCTCGAGCAACGGCTGCCAATGCATGGGAGCGCACCAAGGTGGCCTGGGGTCAGCCCTTTGCCCTGGCTGAGCAGTTCAACCGCCGTAGCACCTTCATTGCCTCTTACCGTCTGGCAAAGGAGCAAGGCCTTCAGAACCCGTCGGCATTCGCGCGCAAGGCGGTGCTGGACACGCAGTTTGTCTACTCCAAGGCCGTGAAACCGCAATGGGCTCGGGGCACCATCGGGGGCACTATGTTTGCCTTTAAGACATATAGCGTGTCCTACCTGGAGCTGATGCAGCGCATGTGGACTCAGGGCGGTAAGGAGGGCAAGCGCGCCGTGGGCTGGTCGATTGCCATGCTGATGCTGATGGGCGGCGCTGGCGGCCTGCCTTTCGCTGAAGACATCGAAGACCTGATTGATGCCGGCGGGCAGCTGATGGGCTACAGCATGAGCGTCAAGCAGTGGCGCAAACAGTTGATGCAGGACGTGTTGGGCAAGGAGCTGGCGGACTTCATCGAGCAAGGCGTGTCGGGTCTGCCTGGCGCGCCTATCGATATTTCTGGCCGCCTGGGTATGGGCAACCTCATCCCCGGTACCGGCCTGTTCCTCGAGAAGCGCGACCATAGCCGGGACATGCTGGAGATCATCGGCCCGGCGGGCGACTTGATCCAGCGTGCCGCCACAGGCGCCCGCAAGGCGCTCACGGGGGATATTGCTGGCGCTGCTCTCGAGGTATCGCCCACCGCTGTGCGCAACTTGGCCAAGGGCTATGACATGGCCGACAGCGGGATCTACAAGGACAGCAAGGGCCGTAAGGTGATCGATGTGACGCTGGGCGAGGCAGTGGCAAAGGCTATCGGCTTCCAGCCCAAGTCCGTTGCGGAGACGCAGGAGGCCACGGCTACCGAGCAGAACCTGATCGGGCAGAACCGTGCCATGAAGGAGCGCCTGACAGCTGACATGGCCCAGGCCGTTTACGACAAGGACGTGGAGCGCCAGGCCGAGATTCGTGAGCGCCAGCAGGCCTGGAACCGTCGAAACCCGGAGAGCCCGCTGTTTATTGACAGGCGCTCAGTGCGCCAGCGTGTGATCAAGATGCGGCAGACCAAGGCCGAGCGCGTTGCAGCAGCTGCCCCGAAGTCGATTCGCGCGAGCGTGCGCCAATCTTTGGCGGAAGCGCAAGGGGGCACCACAGCCCCTTGATCCGAGGTGTGGGCGTGAAGATAATGCGCCCACACACTCACTGCCCGGGGCGTGCGGTTCCTACCAAGGAACCTCGATGCCCATCACACACACAACGGCGCCGGCCGCATACGGACACGCCGCAACCTCTCATGCAGGAGGGGCTGCAGCATGAAAAACGAAACCATTGAGCTGATGGCGAGTGCTGGCAACCGGACCACCGGCGGCGGCGCCATTGTGAGCTTTTTCGGCTGGGTGGCCTCTTCCAACGCAATCGGCATCCTGGGCCTGGCAGTGGCCATCATCGGGGCGCTGGTGAACTGGTACTACAAGCGTGAGGCCAATCGCCGTGCCGTGGCCCAGGCCGACCTGAACCGCGAGGAGCAGCTGCTGCGCATCAAGCTGATGCGTACCACGGGCATTCCCACTGCGACACCAGCCTGCCCAGAACGGGAAGCGGAGGTGGAGCTATGACGATGCCCGCCGTGCTCAAACAGCGTCTGGTGCAGACCGCGCTGACCATCATGCTGCTGGGGGCTGGCGCTGCCAGCATGCTGCCGCCCGGTGAACCACAGCCATCCGAGGCGGTGCTGCTCGCTATGGACATTGGCGCCTATTACGAGAGTAGCGGCCGGCACATTGGCACCCCCTACGTGGACAAGGTGGGAAAGGGCATGCCCCTGACGGTCTGCAATGGGGTAACGGGCCCGCAGGTCGTGGCCGGGCGCTACTACACCAAAACCGACTGCATGCGGCTTGAGTTGCCTATGTACCTGGCGGCCGAAGCTGCCGCAAAGCGCATGTTCCGCCACTGGAGCGCCTACAACGTGTGGGTGCAGGCCAGCCTCATCGACATGATCTACAACCTGGGCGAGGCTCAGGTGGCCGGCAGCACGATGCGGGCCCTGGCCAATGCCGGGGATCTGGATGGTGCCTGCGCCCAGATGCCCAAATGGGTGCGCGGCACGGTCAACGGCAAGAGCGCCGTGCTGGCCGGGCTGGTGGATCGGCGCGGTACGACTGCCGAGCTTTGCTCGAGCTGGGGCCGGGATGGGCACTTCATGGCCGGGGTTCTGCCATGACAGTGAGGGCGATTACTCACATCGTCGCGGCTGCACTCGCTGGTGCCGGCGTCTGGTACTTCCAGGAGGCCCGTCTAGGTGCGGACCTGGCCGACGAACGCCTGCAGGCCAGCCAGTACCGCGAGCAGATCGCTGATGAACGCACGGCCGCCGCCCGGCGCTTGCTGGCCGTGGAACGCTCGGTCAACGACAAATACCAAGGAGCCTTGAATGACGCCATCCAGAAGCAGGCAGGTTTGCAGGCTGCTGCTGATCGCGCTCGCCGTGAGCGTGACGGCCTGCGCCAGCAACTGTCCGATGCCGAGCAGCGACTTGCTGACGCTTCCCCCGCCGCCCTCATCGAGTACGCCCGAGCCCTCGGAAAAGTATTCGGACAGTGCAGCCAGCGATACACGGAGCTGGCAATCCGAGCTGATGGCCACGCAGCTGATGCAGCAACCTGCCGCGCAGCCTGGCCAGTGATTCACCAAACCAAGGAAAACCAATGAGCAAAATTGCAATCACCGAGCAGATGGTCGGCCGCTTCCTGTCCTGGCCTCTGCCTACTGACTTCGCCCCTGACTGTGGCATCACGTTCACCCGCTCTCCGCACCCAGGCATGAGCCCCACGGGCACGAACCTGCTGCACTTCGGTCAGGCCAAGGAGATGCTGGAGCACTGCATCAATGGCGGCACTGCCAGCGCCGGCGCGCTGCCACCCCACCAGCAGCGCGTGCTGGACGAGAAGCAGGAGCTGGACATCCGAATCACCAGGCTGGACGAGTTCATTCTGCGCAATGCCTTGTTCCGCGAACTGGAGAACGATGAGCAGGCCCGCATGCGCCGCCAGCTCGATGTGATGCGCGAGCTGTCTGTGATTCTGGGCGAGCGCATTTCAGCTTTCTGAGCCGCACGATCCGCCTATGCCGACAGCCCGCGCGCAGGAGCCATGGCGGGCGGATCGACCCCCCTTGATGTTTTCAACGATTTGTCGTTTCATTGCCCGCGCCCAATAAAGGGCATGTAAACGACAGGACTTGAGCAAGAAGCGCGCGTCACCTGATCAAAACGCCAAGACGGACACGAAGCCCGTCTCAACGCGCGCCCGTACTGCCTCATTCAAGGCCCCGGCTTCCAGCAAGAAGCCGCCTGCGGCCGCAAAGACCACACCCCCCAAGAAAGCAGCCAAGCCCCTGACGCCATTTCAGAAATGGTCGTCAGGTGTTGGTGCGCTTGACCAGTTCCTGGCATTCGTTCTGGAAGGCGGCCACATGGCCGATTTCTGCCGTCAGCACGAGTTTGCCTACACGACGATGCTGGACTGGATCAACGCCGACAGCTCACGCGCCGAGATGTACGCACGCGCACGCGAGGATCGAGCGGACAAACTGGCTGACGAAATCGTGTCCATTGCGGACGAATGCGAGTACCAGCCTGTTACGGACATGAGCGGCAAGACCGTTGCCCTGGTGTTCGACAAGACAGCAGTGGCACGCAACAAGCTGCGCGTGGATGCGCGCAAGTGGTCGGCATCCAAGCTCAAGCCCCGCGTCTATGGCGACAAGGTGCAGGTCGAGGGGACTGTCGACCACAAGGTGATGAGCGATGACGTGCTGCTGCAGCGCTTGGCAAAGCTGGGGGTTTCTGTGGCAAGCATCGTGCCGGTGGGGCCAACGGAGGGTGGCGATGCTGGCTGATTCCGTTCTGCACC